AAAGTAAAACCATTCATCGAAACCTTCAATGCTTTGTGTTTCATATTCATGTTGGTTATTCATTGGTTCTCTCCTTTTAAGGGTATTAAGTTATTTAGTCTCGTAAATCCCCACTATTTCCTCGTTGATCTCTCCATAAATATCAAGTTCATAGTCGTCATAAGGGATTAGTTTTTCAGCTTGAGAACGAGCAGATTCTTCATTCTCAGCTTCTACTTCGATGGTAGCGGAACGTTCCTCGATGACGAGGATTTCAACCGTGTATTTCTTCATCTTAACTCTCCTTTTCAGTCTAATCGACTATCTTCATAAAGATCATAAGCTTTCTGATTCATAACTGAACAGAAAGCCTGATGAGCCATTTTCTGGGGCGTGACATATTGAGGGTTTAGGTTACTGTTGGTGAAATGTAGTCTCAGTTCAAATCCACCTTTATAGGCTCTCGACATCCTTAAGCTTATGGTTTCATCGAACGTGTAAATCCATGAATTACCATCTTCGCTTGCATCAGAGATGGTTTTTAGATGCTTTAATAATCGCTTGTTCTGAGGTTTATCTGATGATGCCCAAAATTTTACCCACGAAAATCCGCATAGGTCTACTAATTTTGCCACAACTTTATTACCAGATCTCACCACATGGCGTGGTTTTATGCCTCGCAGTTTCTGATGCTCCTCTTTGTATGCAGAAAGTGATTTCTGGAAAGCTTTTAAGAGCAGTTGGTCTATGCTGTGTGAGTCATCTCCTAGCACGATAGATTCCACTTGCTTGGCTGTAAACCCATGACTGAGACGGCAATACCAAACCTTCGTTTTTGGGTTCCACCGTAAACCAGACGTCTTCAAGCGTCTGGTCACCTCTGGCTCAGGCTTACCATCGAGAAAATCTACCTCAATGCCTTGCAGTTCCTCATTCTTTGTGATTACGAATTCCATTATTGGTTCTCCTCTTAAGCCATAGCAAATATGGCTATGATTAATAGTAAAATAATCGTTAGTGCAGTGCTGATGGTTTCCAGTATGCTCATGCGTGGTTCTCCTCATTGTGTGTGGTTTGATTAAACATATATTGGGCAAATTCGATGATTGTGCAGTCCTCTTTCGTTTGGTTCGTGTCCTTTAAGTAATCGAAATAGAGGTCAGTTATTTGTACAGCATATTCATTTTTCCATTCTTCAAATGACATTTTAACTCTCCTTTTAAATTGACTTCAATTCTGATATCTGAGACTCATCAGGGAGACATATGTCTCCGATCCCCTTAAGGTTACTTAAGGGGATTTCGTTCAGATTTTAGTAGCGAAAATAATGACCGTTTTCTTCTACATAGTCAGCCATAATATTCCTTGCTGTGACTTCCCAGTCAATGGATATATAGAAAGGAAAGTCATCAGGGATGTCTCCTGTGCTATCTAATAGTTCTTGTGCAAACTCCTCATCATTCCTGTACTCCCCTTCATACTGAAAATCATCATGGATGTTCCAGTCTAAATCTAAAGAAATTGCGGATTCAAGCGCATCTTCATTCATCCATTCTAATAATTTGACAAGGTGATGTTTGCCCATCATTTTGATTAACTGCTTGGCTGTACTGTATTGCATTATTGATTCTCCTTAATTAAATTCTTCAGTGATATCACAGAACCGAACCCACAACGAAATTGGGGTAGGTTTCTGTGATCTTTGAATTTCGTACCTTTCTACTTGATACGATTCTTTTTCCCTATCATCTGAAGGGATAGTGTCTTGTGCCTCGAATTCGAGGTCAAGTTCCAGTTGGTTTTGATTTGTCATTTGTTTCTCCATCGCAATAACTATTTAATGATTTGACACAAGTTTACTCTACGTAGAAAGGTGTTGTCAAGAGAAAACTAGCAAGAACCTTGAAAAAAATGAAACTTATGACTTATAATATTGCTCGACAGCTAGGCTGTGACTGACTTTGGAGGAGATATATGGCGAGGGAGTTTTATTTTTCAATGAGATTGAATAAGGAAGAATTAAAAGAGTTGCATAGCCTTTCCAGACGGAGAGGAATGGGGAAAGCAGAAGTATTAAGAACTTTGATTAGGGAATCAGATTTGATTCCTAATTTACCTGATTCTTATGTGGCACGATTAAGTAGGATTGCTAAGGGGAAGAGGACGAGTAGTTTGTCTTCTTTGATCACACAAGCGATTACTAGAATGTATGGTGCTTTTTAGGTAGTACTACGAAAAGTTGCTGTTTTACTTTTTAAGCAATTTTATGCTAGAACCCCTCTTAAAAGGGGAAAAAACCCCTTTAAGGCTTTATTTCTGTCTGGTTTTAAGGCTTTATTTCTTAACTTCTTTAAGGCTTTATTTCTTTGAGTATTTAAGGCTTTATTTCTTTAAACCTGGACTTCTTTAAGGCTTTATTTCTTTAGGGTTTTAAGTCTTTACTTCTTTACTTCTGGCCGACTTTAAGTTTTTACTTCTTTAAGGCTTAACTTCTTTAAGTCTTAACTTCTTTAAGTCTTTACTTCTTTAAGTCTTTAAGGCTTTAAGTCTTAACTTCTTTAAGTCTTTAAGGCTTTAAGTCTTTACTTCTTTAAGTATATGCATAAAGAAGTAAATCCCTCCATAAGTATTTCCATAAAGAAGTATCTCCATAAAGAAATATCTCCATAAAGAAATAAGTATATAAAGAAATAAAGATATAAAGAAATAAGTATATAAAGAAATAAAGATATAAAGAATTATTTATGGTAATAATTCCCCATGATGATAATTGTATGGCATGTATAAAAAAATGCTTGACAGCATGAAACCTTTTATATTATACTTGCGTTGTATCATTTAGGTTTCAATAATTTTAATTCAAATAAGGAGATTCAAAAATGGCTAAATTAGTCGATTTACGAAAGCAATTCTCTGAAGATATAGAATGTTTGTTTTCGTATGATTACAGGGATGGAATAAGTAACCATCCTGACATGGATCTATATATAGATGATATGGGATGTTTAGTCGAGTCTATATATATTGGTTCAGTGTTTCAGATAATGCCTAGTGGAAAATATTATATGCCATGGACAACGAACCAAACATGGCGAGATGTTGTCATGGATGCTCATTTTATGGAGATGCTAGAAGAACGCTGTGAGTATTTTGGACTATGTGTTACTTCTGGTGAAGGTTGTTCGACTGATATGTTTGTGTCTAACTGGAGAGGTGAAGACTTTGTCTCAACGGAAGATTATAAAACATTTTATCAACATGGGAATCTAGTAGCATCCTCCGCAAAAGAATTGGAAGATTATTTTGTTGAGACTGGAGTATATGAGGATGTTGTATTTATTTCTGACCATGGCAACATAGAATATTATAATTACAATCAATCTACAGGGAGATAATAACAATGTGGAATAACACGTCAGTTTTTACGGATGATGGAACAACAAAAGTCGTCTTGCACAATACGAAAATAGTTGAATTCTCTAACGAAAGCATTTCTTTGAATTCTGGAGGATGGACAACAGTGACAACAAAACGTAGGATGAATCAGATATCGGAGATGTTCGGTCTAGGTTTCTCCGTGTATCAAAAAGACTTTGAATGGTTTGTGGTCTGGAAAGATGAAACCTTATCCTTCTATGATGGCATGGAGTTAGCAGAATGAAACCTAAAAAATTTGACAACCTGAGGGCTTTTGGGATGCATCGATTGTATCAGTTGAAAGCTAATCCGAAACCAACGAAAGAATATGAAATCGCAGTCAATGCACTTTGTAGAGTTTTGGGAAATCCTGATAAGTTTGATGTGTCGTTGTGGAAAAATCACCAATCAATACTAGAAAAGTCAGGATATGGAATAACCGAATAGCATAACATCAACCAATCAATCGCCTATCTAGAAATAGATAGGCGTTTTTTTTTTGCCTATCTATTCATACCATAATAGTATCTATCCATAGCATACCAAACTAGCTAGAACGTCCGTAAACGTACCAAATTCAAGAGTTTAGCACCCTACCATACCTAAACCATAGGCACATGCTAAACAATGGCAAAATGAATTTATGCCATAAAGATATAAAGAAGTAAATCCATAAAGAAGTAAATCCGGAAATCCAAATCCCAAATCCCGACCTAGGGTCGCCCCCGTCTTCTGGCGATCAACAAAAGGTAGATTGCCCCACGTCCCCCAACCCCCAACCTCTCGCCCTCTCGCTCTCTTGCTTTCTTGCTTTCTTGTCTTCTTGGATCTGGGTGAGCGGTCCGCGTGGTTGGCGGAGGCGTGTGTTCCGCGTGGGTGGGTGGGGCTAGAACCTCGTTGACATTTTGGTGGGTATTATGTTATGGTGGTAGGTATTATGGGTAGTGCGGTCAAGAATTTGTCTATGTATAGGGAAACGATAGTTGTGATGATGAGGTATGGAGGGTGTGTGGATAAGATAGCCAGGGATTTGGGTATGGAGGAGAGTGACTTGGTTAGGTATATCAGGGAAGAGGGATTGGATGATCAGTTATCGCGACGTGGTTGGCGTTGGAAGACGGAGGGAGGTTTGAGGAGAAAGAAGAGGTCGCAGGCACGGGGCGGGAAATGGGGTTTACGTGTCCCTCCACCACCCCCCGGTAGTGACGAGGGTTGAAGGTATTTGAGATTTTATTTTTTTTTTCGGGAGTGATGGATGATGGGTGATGGTGGTCGTGTACAGGTAGTTGAGTTTAACCATGACGTGTATCGGTTACCGACATTGAACGCGATGTTTGGGAGTCATTATCATGCGCGTGGCAAGGTAAAGAAGGCGGTAGAGTTAGCGTTAATGAAGTTGTTTCGTACAAAGTTGGTTAGGGTGGTAGGGTATCCGGTAGACTTTCATTTTTTGTGGCGGAACAGGACGAGGAGGGTGGATCCGGACAACCAGGCGAGTGCGGGCCAGAAACTTATTTTGGATGCGTTACAAAAGGCTGATGTGATGGAGAATGACGGTACGTATCACGTGGGGAGGTTATACCATGATTTTGAGTTTGGGGTAAAGAATTCGAGTTTAGTGGTGGAGATGCGTGAGAGTGTGTATAACGAGGACCGGTTGAGGAGGGTGAGTAAGGGTGACGGTGCGGATATGGTATTGAGGAAGAGGGGTTTGAATGGCAGGAAGAAGGGTAAGGGTAAGAAGGCGGGTGCGGTACAACCTGTGATGCAATTGGAGTTATGGGATAATGAGTAGCGTGATAAAGTTGGTATTGAATGATGACGAGATGGAAGAAGCGAGGAATGTTGGGTTAGCGAGACATGCGTTGAATCGGAAGTTGGGTGTGGGAGAGACGCATGGTTTTGGTGGTGATGATGGTGAGGTAAGTGTACAGGGATGTGTAGCGGGATATGGTGTGGCCAAGGTATTGGGTTTGAATTGGCGGGGTTTTTTGAGGAGTTACAAGGGTACGGCGGAAGTTGGTGACGATATTGTTGTGAGGTCAACGTTACTGCGACGTGGCAATTTGATTTTGCAGTTGGATGATCGGGACGATTGGCGGTATGTATTGGTGAGGTTGCACGGGTTACCGGAACTGGAGATTTGCGGTTGGGTATTTGGGGGTGACGGGAAGAGGGACGGTAAGTGGGAGGATACGCGACCGCCATTTGACAAACGTCCATGTTATTTGTATTCAGCGTGGCAATTGAGATCGATGGACGAGTTAATGGAGGGTGGCGTGATGAAAGGTACGGGAAGTGCGGGAAATGAGGAAGGTACGGAAGACGGTATTGATATTAGGCAGTTAGAACTTTGGTAACGGGGTGAAGGGTTAATATGTATAGGTACAGGTGCAGGTTAGTGAGGGTAATAGACGGCGACACGGTTGTAGCGGACGTGGATTTGGGGTTTGATGTCTGGTTAACGGGCCAGAAACTGCGGTTATACGGGATCAACACGCCTGAGAGCCGTACACGTGATAAGGAAGAGAAGAAACGGGGTTTAGCGGCTAAGGCGAGGTTAGTGGAACTGTTGGGAGGTGTGGGCAGTGCTGTATTGGGTTTGGAATTTTATTTAGTCTCGCATGACAAGGGTAAATATGGGCGTATACTGGCGGAACTGTTTTCGGATACAGAGTTTGGGGTAAGCATTAACCGGACTTTGGTGGATGAGGGACATGCGGTAGAATATTTTGGCGGTAAACGATGATGGAGGGTTTGGGTTGGTGGTTACTGATTTTGGTTACGTCAGGGATCATCATTATTTTAGCATCGGTAGGCATGGTAACGGTACTTAAATGGATGGGGGGTTATGCTTTTTGATGTATTGAGAACACTGGTTATATTTTTTTTAGCTTCGATATTGGCTGTGGTTATGATTTACATGGCGGTAATCTTTTTCATTGGGACGGGTTAGGGAAGATGGTATGAGGAAATCAAAGAAGGTTTACGCTATTTGCCATCATCCTGACTGTGATACCGAATTTTCTTTTGTACCGAGCAGGAAAAAGAAGTATTGCAGTTCAGCGTGTTATCAGGAAGATCCTGAGATGAAGAAAAGGAAACGAACGGTCCATAAACATTTTTTTGTTAAAGAATATGTGAGGAGGGAGGCAAGTTAAGATGGCGGGATTTGAAGGATGGGTAGAGATGGTCTTGGAACATGAGGGTGGCTATGTTGATGACCCGAATGATCGGGGCGGTCAAACGAACATGGGTATCACGCAAAAGAGTTTCAGTGGTTTCATTGGTCGTGAAGCGAGTGAATCGGATATGCGTGACATGACACGTGACCAGGCGATAGATTTCTATCGTGACTTGTGGGAGAAGATGAATTTGGACCGGTATCCGGTACCGTTGAGGTTACAGTATGCCGATATGCAGGTAAATGGCGGCAAACGTGCCAGTGACATGGTTTTACAGATGGCGATTAATACGCGGGTACATCCGAACGATATTGAACGTTGGATAGACGTTGATGGTGTTGCGGGACGAGGCACAATGGCCGCTTTGGACCGGGCGAACATCACGGCATTGGATTACTTTGGGGAACGGGTACTGTTTCATGCCAACAACGTTTTTTCGGGTAGCCGGTACGGTATAAAGGTAGGCGATTACATGAGGAAAAAGGAAGCGGACCCGAACAATCAGGGATCGTGGGGTGGTACACGGACGAATCAGAACGGGTTCTGGCGAGGATGGTTTCGACGCGACTTGGAAACTTACGAGAAAACGGTAAAGGAAGAGTAGTTAGTGGCGGGATTAGGGTATCTGGTTGATCGGTTACTGGTACTGCACGGTTGGAAATCTGTCTTGTTCAATCCTTTGAGGAAAGCTGAGATCGCTGATATCGTGAAACAGTTGAACGAGATAGATTTGGAAGGGCGTGTGGTACAGGAAACGGAAAAGGTGGCGCATAGATCACCTTTTCGGGCGCGAGTACCGAGCGATGAAGAGTTATGGAAAAAAGAGGTTGGGGAAGGAGTTACGCGTGTCTATTGGTAACGGAACAGAAAAGGAGATTAAGGTAGAGATAACTAAAGAGTTACTGCATCAAAAGTACAGCTATTGTCCTATTGATATTGCACGACCTTTGGTTCATAGGAATAGGGGTTCTGGAAAGACTAAACGTGGAGATCCTGTTGGCACTCTTGTTCAGAGTTATTACAGAGTAAACGTTGGTGGCAGAAGTATTAGCCTTCATCGTGCGGTATGGCTTTACAAGCACCCCGGTTGTTATAAAGATAGTGAAATTCCACCGATACTTGATCATATCAATATGAACAAACAGGATAACAGGTACGAAAATCTGCGTCCGGTTTCTCGCACCTTTAATAATTTTAATGTTAGAAAAAGGGAAGACAGTTCAAGTAATTATCGGGGGGTAAGTTGGAACAAAAGATCGGAAAAATGGACGGCACAAATCAAGGTGGGAGGAAAACATCGGCATCTTGGCATTTTCCCCGGTACACCTGAAGGTGAAGTTGCAGCGGCACTGGCTTGGGATCGTGCAGCGTTTGAAGCATATGGTGAAGATGCGATCCCTCTTCTGAATTTCCCTAAAGAGAAGGCTAATTACATGGGGTTGAACAGTAACGAACAGTTGGAATTCGGGTTTATTGGGGGTAATGATAAGCAGGAACACCTTGATTTCAGTACTTTATTGGGTACTGGGACAGAAGGAGGGGTCAGGAGGGTATAAATGAAGACTTTTCGTATTACTTACACCAAATCAGTGGAATCGATAATTGAGATTGAAGCGCAAACTGCTGCTGATGCATGGAAAAAGATCAAGGGCGATAAGTTGGATAAGAAGGATAAACATGTTATTTGGCATAACGAAGGCGAATTAACTTATAAGGTAGACAAAACGGAAGAGATCACACGCCACATAGCGAGTAATCCCAGTTGACCGAGATGATGAAAATCGATGGTCACGACGAAGCTATCGTGGGTGTTGTTAATCGGTTTGGTCAAGAACCTATCCTTTGTTACGATTACGAAAAAGTAATTTCACAACTCGTAACAGACGGGATGACATATGAAGAAGCGGTAGAATGGTTCGATTTCAACATCATCGGTGCCTGGGTAGGTGATGGCACACCTTGTTTCATTGTTCGGGACGATTGGCAGCAGTATTTGCAGGAGGAAGAATGAGAAAGAAAGGTGCAGTAGCTAAAGTCCCTGATCTGGACGATTTGCTGGTAAACCGTATTTGGGACAGGATACCTGAAGAGGAACTTGAAGCTTATCAGGCGTTTCTGGTATATTTGGATGTGGGTGAAGGCCGAACACTGTCAAAAGCGTACCGTGTTCTGCATCCGGGTAAAGCACCCAACGCTGCCTGGAAAGAATGGTCAAAAATCTATAACTGGCCTGATCGTGCGGTAGCCTATGACGCTTTTTTGTTGCGTAAGATGCAATATGAGACAGAACAGCGCGTGGTACAGGACAAGACCACTGTACGGTTAAAACAGTTGGAGAAGGTACAGCAATCGCAGGAGATTATGTACGATATCCTGCATTTAGCCCGTCAATGCGACGATCCTAAACGTGCGATGGGCAGTTTGAAAGAGGTCACGGAAGCGTTAACATCGTTCATGCAGCTTGAACGGCAGATAGTGGGGTTGGAACCCGATCCCAAACAGAAAGAAGTTAAACATAGCCAACAAAATGTCAATATACTGGTAGGAAAACTTGATGAACTTGGAAGCAAACAGTTCGATCAGCTTGGCGTGTCAGGAAGTTTACCGGCAAGCACCCGAACTACTGTTGAAATCGGCGGAAACGGTAGCGTCATCGATGACGGGTCTGTTGAAGATCCTGAGCAAGACGAGAGCGATCACACCGTTGATACCCAACAAGACGCAGTTGATGGTGCTGCAAGCGATATATAAACAGATAAGTGAAGGTAAACCTGTCAGGTTACTGGAACTGAAAGGTCGGCAACAGGGATCGAGTACGGGTATCGGTGCGTACTGCTTTTTGAGGGCGATTTGCGAACCGCAGACAAACGCTTTAATCATCACTGAGGAGAAGGGCGGGTCAGCGGCAAACATTTATGCTATGTACGAACGCTTTTACGAGAACCTGCCTTTGGATTTGGACCGTGAAAGTACGCGTATGGGCCAGTTTATGAAGTTCGCGTCACCTGTAGGTTCAACTATCAAGGTGGAAGGTGAAAAGAACGTTACTTCCTTTACTTTTCAGATAGTGCATTTGAGTGAAGCGGCATTTTTCCAGAATCTGGGGAAAACGTTGAGTATGCTGTACCAAACTGTACCGGATAACCCTGATACGTTCGTGTGTTTGGAAACTACGGCTAACCGGTATGGTGACGATTTCCATACCGAATGGGAACGGGCAAGTGAAGGGAAAAGCGATTTTTACGCTTTATTTGTCCCGTGGTACTACCATGAAGAATATACCACGCCGTTTATTGGTCGTGAAGAAAAGAAACGGTTTGAAAAAGGGTTATCGGATAGTAACGAATCAGTTTACGGTAACGAATGGTATTTGATGGAGATTTATCCTGAACTGACGATGGAAAACATGAAATGGCGTCGTCATGCGATCCGTAACAGGTGTCAAGGTAGCGTAGTGGAATTCAACCGTCAATATCCGTGTTCACCTGAAGATGCGTTCCATAAAAGCACCAATACAATCTTTGACATGTCATATTTACAAAAAGCGTTACGGGACTACGTTTTTGAACCTACTGATCGGGGTACATTGATGGAAGAACCGGCGGGATTGCAGTTTGCCGATGATCCTGAAGGTATTGTACAGATCTTTTATCCTCCGGAACCGCACACGGAATATGTTATGGGGAGTGACCATGCGGAAGGATTGGACGGGCGTGATTATAGTGCGGCCATCATTTTGCAGCGTATGCCGTTACGTATGTGTGCCAAGATACGGGGTTTTGACGGACGGCAAGTAAGTATTGACGAGTTCACTGAACAGATGTATTATCTGGCCATGTTTTATGGTCACGCATGGATATGCCCGGAGAATAATGCGGACGGCGGTACAGTTGTGAGTTTGTTACAGGAAAAGTGGGAATACACGGAAATCATTGCTGAACGGGATCTGGGCGTGGTAAACTCCAATCGGTTTGGATGGCGTAACCAGAGCAATACACGCCGTAGGGGGGTGGGTATGCTACAGGAAGCTGTCCATGCCGATGAAATCGAAATCCCGTGCCAGCAAACGTTACGGGAATGCATGAATTTCCATACGGTAAACGGTAAACCGCAAGCTATTAAAAAGGGTAAGGCACGTAAACAGGGCGAACCGGAAGACGGATTTTACGATGACTTGATCTTTGCTTTAATAGGAGGATTATTTGCTCATCAGAGCCGACCGGCACCACGAAGCAGGAAATATTTTGAACGTCAATTCGAGGAATCGCGGTTCCGTGAACTGTCGATAATGCAGAATAACGATCACTGGACAAAATACGCTTAAGGAGCGAACATGGGAAAATCATTAGACGCATTGAAAAACGAAGACGATATTCTTGAAGCTTTCAATGTTTTGAGGGAAGAAGGTGAAGAATC